CAAACATCTCCTCTTCTAGTTTTTCTCTCTCAATAGCCCAAGCCTCTTCTAGTTCTAGTTTACTTTCAAAGATATCTTGTTGTAAATCTCTTTGATAGTTATAGATTTTATCTGAAGCTTCAGTTTCATCTTTAACTTTTTTTAGAAGAGTTTTATTAAAAGTATCATTAAACTTTTTAATTTCTCTAGCTCTAAACTCTGCAATCTCTTTCTCTGTTGCACCAGCTTCTTTTGCTTTTTTAATTTGTTCTTCAAGCTGAATATTGAACTTTTCTCTCTCATTCCCTATAAGCTTTTGAACTTCTAAATTGTCTCTTAAAATTTCAGTATGACTTTTTAAACCTTCAGATACTTTTTCACTAGGAAAATTTGTCATAGTATATTGAATTCTATCAATCTCTTCAGCAGCCTTAGTTAAATCACTTAATTTCTCTTCAGCGATATTTAATTTTGCACCAGCTTCTTTTAAAGCTGTATCATCATAATCATGACCTCTTTTTTTAGCAAATTCAACTGCCATTTTAAGATTATCATATCTTTCAGTAAGTTCTTCAATCTCATCTTTTTGCTTTAAAATTGACTTATTATTTTCAATTTCAGCTAATACTAGTTGATCTTGAGATAAACCTCTAATCCTTTTTTGTAAATCTTCATAACTTTCTTCTAAAGTATCAGCTTTATCAGCATTATCTAAAAATGCATTAGATAGTAAATAAACAGCTCCTGTTGCAATTGCAAAAGGTGTTACTCTAAGTGCAGCACTCATTCCTTTAATTGCAACAGTAGATAAGTTTATTTTTCTAGTAGTTGTAGTGATTTTTTGACCTAAAAAATTAGTTCTTGTTACACTTACTCCAACTAAAGAATTATAAATTCTTATTGCACCATTCCATGTTCTATATGCTGTATATACTCCGCCAGCTGATAAAGCTAGATGAGTAATCTCTCCAGTTACATCTTTTATTACATCTATATTTTCATTTAGATTATTTAATAAATCAGTCGCATCTTGTATATACCCTTTTGAATTTTCAAAGGCATCTTTAGTCATAGCTCCAGTTAATTGATTAAAAGAGTTTGAAAGGTTTGAGACTTTTGTATCAAAATCCTCTATTGCTTGTACATCTTTTAATTTATCGAGAACCAATCCTACAACATTATCTGTCTTTTTTAAGGCTTCATTTGTAAGCCCTAGAGGTTGTAAAAATCTCCCAAGTTCTGAATTTGCCAGAACTGTACCTGTTGCTAAACCATCTACTCCAGCTAAAAGTTGTTGGAATTCAATATTCCCAGATTTAGCTGCAATAGATAGTTTTTCTACAATTTTAAATAAATCTTCATTTGATGCACCAAGTTTTCTCATAGAAGGTAACATAGTATTATATATAGCAACTGTCTGCTCTAAAACATGTGGGGTTCTTTCATTTAGCTCTTGTAATTCTGCTATAGTTTTTATAGCTTCTTTTCTAGCTAGATTATGCTTCTCTTCTAAAGTTATTAACCTTCCTGTAGTAGTTTCATTTGATGATGTAATAGTGTATAAAGTAGTAAGAGAGTTTGTAAGTTGCTCAATGGTCTTATTATATTCAAAACCTACAAAAGCAGCATCCCCTAAAGTTTCTTTTATAGCAACTAGCCCAGCAATCACTCCTGCTGTATTTCCCAATCTTCTATAAAATGTTTCCGTAGAAGTTTCGGCAGAATTCAAAGAGCTAGAGATATTATCTATCTCTTTTTTAAGCAAAGTTGCTTCTTTATATTCGGAACCAACTTTAATCTTTATTTTTATCTCTTCATTTCTCACCTTACTTCTCCATTACTTTATTATAAATACCTTTGAGAAGCTCAAAAGTATCAAATGTATCCCAATTTAGATTTTTATATTTGTTGCAAAAAAGCTCTACAACATTTAAGTCTATCCCTGACTCAAACCCTCCTTTTTTTGATAAAAAGAAGAGTCTTACTAATTGTTTTTGAGCAGGATCTCTCAAAGTAAATTTCCATACGCTTCCATTGCCATCTTTGTTAAATTTGGATTTGATATGGTTTATTACTTTATTTACTTTTTTTCAGATTCCTTAGCAGCTACATTTGAGATAGTATTTAATACTTGTGCATAAGTTAAACTTGACTTTTCAATTATAGCTCTAACCTTTTCTTTGTCATCCCCACTTATACACATATCAAACTGTTTCTCTTCAATATTTACAGCATCCTCATCAGCAGTTCCAATCTTTTCAATCTCTTCAGTGATACCTGCTTTTAGAACTCCTATCTCCTTTACAAGATCTTTTTGTTCTTTTAATAAAAGAGTTTTCTCTTTTAAAAGTGCTGTTTTCTCTTTGTCATTTGCATTTTTTAATGCTTCATCAAGAGTTCTTAAACTTTCATTGTTTATATTAAAAAGCTCTTTTTTAAATCTCGAATCAACTTTTAATTTATCACTTTTTTTGAACTTTTCAGTAGATTTTTTATATAACTCATTTATCTCTTCAAGTTGTGTTGAATTTAAAGGAGCAAAAAAAACTGTAAATTCTTTGCTATCAATAGGAAACTTTACTTCATATCTAGTTTGTAACATTTACTATCCTTATGCTAATGGGATTGTATGCTCTTCATATAAAAGACCATTTGAATCTTTTAAAACAACACCTTCGAAAGATAGAGCAGTAAAATCATTACCGATAAGCTCTCTATCACCTGTAGGCATTACAACAACATCATTACAAATTGTTATAGGCTGCTCATCACCATCTGCATCACCCACAAATCTTATTGATCCTTTTTTAATTGGATCAGTACCAGCTGATATTTTTGGAATCACAATTTGAGCAGTTGCAGTAGAACCATCTGGAAGTTCATCACCAATCTCATAAGTGATATCTTCAGAAGTTCCAAGCATATAAAGTTCAAGATTCTCTTTTGAATGGATATTTGTATCAAACTTGATAGTTGCACTTACAGCTGTAGCAACAACTGCAACAACTTTGTTTAAAACAGATGATTTATCATGTGCTTCTTTTTTTTCAACAGTTGTATTTATACTTCCACCTTGAGTCTCACCAATCTCAACCCAATCAGTACCTCCAAGAGGTTTCCAATAAAACTTACCAGCCCCGATTACTCTATTACCTTGTCTCATTTGTTATCTCCTGTGTTTGATTTTGGTTTTGAAGGTGTTGCATCATCTTTTAAGATTACAAGCAAACTTTTTGCTTCTAAAGCTTTAGCAGTTATCTCTTCCATCTCTCCAGTCTCTCCAGCTGGAATACTCTTCTTACAATTTTCTGATTTTTTTAAAGGTTGTTTTAAAGCCTTAACTTTTACCCATTTTTTATCTGACATTTTTTTATCTCCTTATTTATTTGCTAAATATCCCAAAATCTTTTCATTTTGGTTTTTGATTTCACCTAGAGTTGTATCTATATGATTCATTTGGTTTTGATATAGCTCTTTAGAAACGAAAGTATTTCTAGCCTCTCCCCATGTAACTAAATCTTTCTCTTTTATGTTTTCAATCTCTTTTGTGTTTTTTTTAGTCATATAAGTATTAACTGCAAACATTCCACTGATTGTTACAAGAGCAGTTATTAGCTGCCACAAAGAGATTACTAAAGATACTTCCATTTCTAAACCTTTAAAACCAACATTTTATATATATCATTCGTTCGTTTTTTGTTCGACCGATACTGTATTTACAACTTGCTTTTTTTCAGACTCTTTTACTACAGTGTAAGTTTCCTTAACCGCACCACCAACTGTCTTAACAGCACTATTTGCAGCTTTTAACTTTAAAGCTGTTTCCTCATCAACAACACCTGCTTCAATAGCAGTTTTACCAATAGCTTCAGCAATCGTGTGAGCAGCTTCAGCTTTGTTCCAACTGTTCTCAACTTTCTCTTGATCTTCAGCATCACAACCACTTAACATAAAACAAGCTGCTAAACCAGCAGCAAACATTAAAACTAATTTTTTCATCTAAACTCTCCTTTAAAAGATATATATTTTTCATCTGAAACAATCTTATTGCCATTATCAGCAAAAGAATTATCTCCAGCTTTTACAACAGCTACAAAATATTTAGTTCCTCTTAAAAGTCTAGGTACAACTAAAAGACTATCTTTTGAATACCAACTCTTATCAAGAGCTGCATTTAAAATTACTGCTGTCATGTTATAAAGAAACATTACATCAGCAAAAATCTTATCAAGCCAAGTTTTCCCATACTTATACATCCAATCATGTGGACAACAACACTCTTTAGAGATATCAAGACCATAAATAGTGTTAGGAACTAACTTACCACTAAGATCAAGTTCACTTCCACAACCATTACAATCCTCTTTAATAGCTTTCTCTCTATTTTCCCACCACTCTTTAGGTGCGTACAAAGGTAATTTCATCTTTTTCCCTAATCTGTTAAATCTGCAATAGATACTTTTACTTCATAAGCTAAAAGCTCACCAATTTTTACTACTTTAGAACTTGATTCAAGTCTCCTAGCGTTTGAAATCTCATATTCATAAATATCATTCAAAACTTTTTCTAGTATTGCTTCTATTGAATCATCACTCCCAGATAAACTAAATCCAGCAATAGTAATTGTAAAGTTATAGTTTGTGTAAAGAGGATGATCATTTACAGATGTCCCATTTAAGTGGATATAATTACCCTTACTATTTATAGAACCTTCAATATCAATCAACCCAACTGATATAAGACTTTTTATCTTTTCTTTTGCATTTGCTATTGCCATTGATTTTTCCTTTGCCCCACTTTTATAAATTGAGCTGGAGTAACATCTCCATAATCATCTTGAACTGTAGATGCACTCTTTACACTTTTTAAAGCCTCTTTATAAAGCTCTAAATCTTCATCATCTACACCATTTTTCTTAATCATAAGCATTAATCTAAAGTTAGCGATATCTAACCTCACAGTATCACCTACATCTTTATTCCCAACTATCTCATCAGCTTCAACTAAAGCAGCTGCTAAAAGTTCAGGAGTAACTTCAGCAGGATTAGATAACCCTGCCTTAGCTCTACTTTCTAATCTATCGATTAGCTCCATTGCACTTCTCTTACTGCATAAGGTCTAGTGTTTACAGGAATAGCAATTGATTCTGATATTAATTCAACTCCAGAACCATCATCTTTAGATTTAACTTTTGTAAAGTACTCTTGAGGTTCACCAGCCAAAGCATCTTCATGTTCTGCATAAGTGTAAAACTCTTGGAATGCATCAGTTCCAATTGGCACTAAAATACCTTTTCCATTTTCAAAGAATTTTCTAGTGTTTCCAAATTTATCTGGATAAGCATTTGTGATAGGTTTTACAATTGTTCCATCAAAATCAATACAAGTTCTACCATCAACCTTTGTTTTTTTAACAGAACCATTAGTTCCAGTAAGTTTATTTGCAACTGCATAATCCCAGATACCATTGTATGCAACTCTGTCACACATCATTTCATACTCAGGTACATAACCAAATTCACTTACAAGATCATCCTCATACTCTTCAAATTTTGAAGCTGGGTTGATTGCTGAACTTAAACTAAATGCAGCATGATCATCTGGTTTAAATTTAAACAACTCTTTACCTGCACCATCTCTAACAATTCCAGCCATAGCACCAAGTCTCATATACTCTTTAGTAGCAGTAAATTTGTTTTTAGTTAAACCAGCTTTTTGTCCAATAATTTTTGCAAATGCAATCTTTTGTTTTTCAGGATCATCAAAACTCATTAAGTGTTTGATATCCACTACAGAGATATTTTTAGTATCTGCAAATCTTGCTAACTCAACAGCTAACTTATGAATTGACTCATCAACATTTGAAGGTCTAGGACCACCACTTGGAATTGCTTCCATGATAATAGTATCACCCCTCATAATTGGAATAGAAAGATTCTCAGAGTATTTACCCTCTCTATCTGTAAAAAACTTATTACCAAAATATTCATTTGGTGTAACAATTTGATTCATCATCTCACACGATTCGATGATACCCCACTCTGCAAGTAAAGCTAATAATAATTCTTTCATCTATCTATCCTTATCTCATTAAAATATTTGGAAAACCAGCAACTCTTGTTGACTCATTAAAATCATTCATACTGTGAGCTGATATTTCACAATCAATGGCAACTGCACATTTAAAACTTTCATCACTCTCTCCAGCTTCTCTTTCAAAAGTAATCATTGCAGCACCATTTACTACATAAGCTTCACCCTCAGTCCATTTATTAGAATCAAAAGCTTCAGCATTCTCAACAGCAGTTGAACAAGTTTGAATTAATCCACCCTCAACTACTTTTGCTCCTACAGCATAAACAGCAGTTTCATCATATTCTTTTAAAAATGCTGGTGTAAAAGTAACTCCACCATCTGTACTTACTAAAGGTTCAGCTGGTTTAACTTTAGTTCCAGCAGGAACTGTTACAGTTGCAGAAACTGATTTGTTAATATTTAGAAAAATATCATCTTGAGTTTTGCCTCTCGTATTTAATGTATTGTATACGTCATTTTTTTGCATGATTTATCTCCTTTATTTTCTTGATCCAGCTTTTGCAGCTATCTCAACAGTATTTGTTTTATTTTGCTCTTTTGCTTTGATGTTAAGTCCCAACTCTTTTGCAAGGGAACTTCCTGCATTGTTTTGGATATAACTATCAAGTTGCTCATCATTTAATGTCTTACAAAACTCTCTATCCTTAGGTAAGATTTTGTTTTGTTCTACGGCTAGATCAATTTTGTATGATCTATTAAGCTCTTTTTGCTTTTTAAGTTCATCTTGAGTTTTTTTATGGTTCTCTTCAGCTTCAGTTAATTTAGTGTTAGTTTCTTCTAACTCTTTTGCAGTAGCTTCAGCAGTATCTACTGCTTGATTTTTTTCAATTTCTAAGTTTTCAATTTTAGAATTTAACTCTTTGACAATTTCATTATCTTTAGCATTTAAAGCTTTGTTTACTAAGTTTGGAGTATTTACTAAACCAACACTATCCAAAGATAATACTGATCTATCTTCTTTATTTCTATCCATAATAAAAGCTGGACTAACATATCTGTAAAACTTACCATCTACAAGCTCAGTTCCCAATCCATTTAGTTCAAGCAAACCATAGATTCCATCAGCTCTAAGCTCTAAAGTATCAAAACCAATCCACCCAGCAGCTTTTCCACCATAAAGTGAATCCCATCCATGATTTACCTCAAATACTAAATCAACCCCATTTTCTTTAGTATTTGCAATAACTGCTTCACCATCAATCTTAAATACCCTTCCATCAAACCCTACAACATCACCTACAGGAGAAATAAGAACTTTCTCACCTTGTTTAAAGTTTAGTTCCACAAGATTTTGAAGGCGAGCACTGTTTTCTTTTGAGTTAAACTCAATATAGTGTCCACCAACTACAGCTACTGCAGTTGATATACTTGCTAGTCCTTTCTTCATTTTACTTCCTTAAATTTCAATGGAAGCATTATGGCACACCTAAAAAACGCCATTTATTAACAATTTTAGGAAAATAGGTACAAAAAATATTGCAAACTTTGTTGATAAATTCAAATCTCAATTAGTTTTATAATTTAAACAAAAAAGGCATTTTAAAAATGACAAAACAAAAAAGCAATAAAGCAGTTATAAAAAAGTTATATATAGACAAAGGATTAGGTGATAGTGAGATTGCAACAAGACTTAATATCTCAAGAGGGACAGTAAGCTATCATAAAAAGAAAGATAAAGAAGCTGGTATTGATTGGGATGAGATTAGAGCATCAAAAAAATATAACAACCTAACTTCCTCTGAAAACTTTGAAAAAGACCAACAACAATTTTTAACTACTTTATTTAATGCCTTTGAAAAAGAAAAAGAAAATATAGAAAAGATTGAAGACCCAGCTGAAAGACTTACAAAACTAAATGCCTTTGCAAATAACTATTATAAATTAAAAAGACCTAGTGTAAATGACTGTAAAGGTGTAGCTGATAAAGCTTCAAGATTAGCCCTTGAAACAATCATAGATTTTAGTGAACAACACAATAAAAATGATGTGATTGATTTTTTATCAGACTACTTTGAAGATATTGTTGCTCAAACTGTAGAAAAAGTGAAAAAACACAAATGACCTATACTTTAAAAATAAAGCCTTTTTATATGCAAAACGATAAATCATACGACAAAAACAAAATAAACGTTTTTAAACAGGTTTTAAACACCTTTATAAAAGGATTTTAAATTGACTTTAGAATATGAAGAACTAAAAAAGAGATTATCCAATCTTCAAGCACAAAATGACTCAGGAAAAAATCAAAGAAGAAAAAGAGCTTTAAGTGATTTTAGATTTTTTGTTGAGAACTATTTACCTCACTATTTAGATGAAAATAAAAAAGAGACCTCAAGATTTAGAAAAACTTTTTACAAAGAAGCAGATGCTATTGCTAAAAAAAATAAGATAAATCTCTACTTTGCATATAGAGGTTCAGCAAAAACAACTATTGGCTCACGTGCTATGTGTCTATGGAGAAGTATTAAAAAAGCTCATAAGTATCCTATTCATGTTTCAGATGGTGCTGAATTAGCAACAGAAAACCTAGAAGCTATAAAGTTAGAGTTTGAAGAGAACAAAAGATTAAAAGCAGACTTTGCCATTAGTAAAGGTTGGGTTTGGAAAGATAAAGTTTATATTGTAAATATTGAAGATCATTATATCAAGTACCAAGCCTTTGGTTCAGGAACTAGAATCAGAGGTAAAAACTTTATGGGTACAAGACCAGATGATATTTATTGCGATGATTTGGAAAATGATGTAAATATAGAAAACCCTGACCAAAGAACAAAACTTTATAAATGGATTACAAAAGTTTTATTCAAACTACCAAATAGAAATAAGCCTTATAATATCTGGTTTTTTGGTACGGTACTACACTTTGATTCTCCTCTTATGAGACTAAGTCAAAGAGTAGATGTAAGAACCCATATATATGCAGGAATTATCTCGTTTCCTAAAAAGATAGATTTATGGGAAAAACTCTATGGTATAGCCAAAGCAGATGGCGATTTAGATAATGCCTATGATTTTTATTTAGAAAACAAAGAAGAATTACACGAAGGTTTATTAACAGATGATTCCAGCTGGTTAGTTCATCAAGAAGATATGGATTACCCTGTTATCTTTTCACTTATGCTAGATTACTTTGAAGATCCAAAAGCATTTGGGGAAGAGATACAAATGGATTCAACTGATATTGCAGGTCAAATCTTTAAACCTCAATATTGGCAGCACCTTCCATCTGATTTAGTTTATTACATGGGTGTTGACTCAGCTTTAGGAAAAAGTAAAGGTGACTTTGCAGCTATTTGTATCTTAGGATATTCTCCATCTGTTAGAAAATATTTTATTGTAGATGGATTTATAGCTAAGATTCATCCAGATGAAGTTGCACAAAGAATGTTTGATTATGCTGAAACTTATTACTTGCAAAATATCGGATTTGAAACAGTACAGTTCCAAGAGTATTACAAAGATACAGTTCAAGATGAAGCAATAGATCAAGGAATACATTTCCCTGTAACACCACTTACAAATACTGAAGCTGGAAAAGCTTTAAGAATAGAATCAATAGCACCACCTATAAACAATGGAACTATTTTATTAAATCCAAATATGAGAGCCTTTAACGAACAATTTACAAGATATCCAAAAGGGCATGACGATGCACCAGATGCAACAGAGATGTCTTACAGAGTAGCAAGATTCAAAACTGCAAACTTCAAAGAGGTACAAGCTGTACAAAAGGCTATGAAAAACAAATTCAATTATTTAAAAAAGAGGTATTAAAAAATGTTAGGAAAAATCACAAATGCTATAAAAAGCATGAGAACAACACTAAAAGAGAAAATAGTTATTAAAGGAGCTGGATTTAGTTCTAAAGCTACAATTTACAATGATGTAAATATATCACTTATAAAACATATCCTAAACACTCAAAACTTCACGCAAACTATGAAGCTTTACAGAACTATGCTAAAAAGAGATTGGCAAATAAGTGGAGATTTACAAGAAAGAAAGATAAGAATATTAGCTTCAAACTATGAGATTAAAGGTGGAGATAAAAAAGCCCTTGACTTGATAAACAGCTATTTTCAAGATATCAAAGTAACTTCACTTCTAAGTGATATTAACTCAGGGATTGATTTTGGATATTCTATTATAGATTTAATCTGGGAATCAAAGAGTATAAATGGCAGCACTTACTTTTTACCTACAAAATTTAACTTTATAAATCAAGTGCTTATCCAAAAAGATGACAAAGAAGGAATATTTATCCAAGATGATAAGCTTACAAAACACTTTCTAACAAAAAACCCATATAAGCTTCTTTTTCATACTCATAAACTAGATGCAGGAGATATCTTAGATTATTCAACACTATCAAAACTTATTTGGATATTTGCTATCAAACATTTTATTGTAGGTCAAAGTATGAACTACTGTGAGATACTTGGAGTACCGCCTATAGTTGTAAACTCAACAGCAACAGACAAAGATACTATCTTACAAATGTTTGAACAGGTCTTAGAACTTAGATCAGGAAGTGCTGGAGTATTTGGAAAAGAAGATAAGGTTTCATTAGTTGAGGGTAAAGCAAATGGCGATATGTTTATGAAGTTTATCAAATACGCTGATAATGCTATCTCTCATGTTATATTAGGTGGAACTATGTCAAGCTCTGATAGTAGCTCAGGAAGTTATGCAAGAGATAAAACTCACAATGAGATAAAAGAAGCCTATCATAAAGCAGATATGAATCTTATATCTGAAACAGTAAATGATCTAATCAAAAAAATATGTGACCTTAACTTTTCAGACCTTAAAAAATATCCAAAGTTTTATCTTCAAGATATCTCTTCAAACACCTCAAGTTCTAAAGAAGAAAATAAAAGAACCACTAACATTTCATTAGCAAAACATAAAGAATACAACGCTAAAAAACCATTAGATCATATTGATGTACAGTTAAACAACTTAGATACAAAAGATATTGAAGAGGAAACTTTAAAAGAGATTGAGCAGATTATAGCTGAAGCTGACAGTTACCAAGAAGCTATTACTATCTTAGCTGAGCAATATGATAATATCCCTCTAGAAGAGCTAAACTCAACCATTAGTAAATATATAGCAAATGCAACAATACAAGGCAATATAGATGAATGACCCAATTGTAAGATTAGGAAATAATACTTTAAAAAGAAATACATTGCTTCTTTTATCAAAACAAGAACCTTTAGGCAAAGGGTTTTTAGATAGAAATAAAAAAAATCACATAGATAAAAGAACTGCAAAATTAGTTAAAGGTAAAAAATGAGTGCCCCAATAAAGCTTGACTTTAAAAAAGCTCCAGATAAAAACATAGCTTTTTTACAAGAAAAAGGTCTTAGCCTATCTTTTGATTATAAAGACCTACAAAAAGAGGCTCACCAAAAAGCTTTTACAGTAGCTAAGATAATGCAGCTTGATGTTTTAGCAGATATCCAAGACTCACTTCTTAAAGCTATGAAAGAGGGAACAAGCTTTAAAAAATGGAAAAAAGAGATAAAACCGACCTTGCAAAAAAAAGGTTGGTATGGAGAGAAAGAGGTTTTAAATCCTGATACAGGTGAAGTTAAAACCACATATATAGGTTCAAGAAGATTAAGAACTATATTTGAGACAAACATGAGAACAGCTCATGCAGTAGGACGAGCTAACAATATCTATAACAGTACAAATGAATATATACAATACTCAGCCATCCTAGATAGTAGAACTAGGCCAGACCATGCAAGTTTAAATGGTATAGTAAAACATAGAAACGATATCTTTTGGGAAAAGCACTTTCCACCAAATGGCTGGGGCTGTAGATGTTATGTAAAATCTTTATCAAAAAAAGACCTTGAGAGATTAGGTTTAAAAGTAGATACAAAAACTTATAACTTTGCAGATAGTGACTTTTTATATGATCTAAGATTTTTAGATAAAGAGGCTTTAGAAAATACTTACTATAACAAAGCAATCAATCTTGCCAAGAACTGCAAAGAAACAAATGCAAAAGACACTAGCTGTAGCTCTAGTAAAAAAATAGTTAAAAATGCTATTGAATATATATTTTCTATAGATAAAAAAGATGATTTTAAAAACTACATTGACAAAATCAAAGAGGATAAAACCTACTATAAAAATATTATAACAGCTGGAGCTATAGACTATGCAGTATTTGAGTTTTTAAAAGATAAAGGTATAGAACCACAAAAGGCTCATATACACATGAGAAAAAAAGATTTAACACATATGTTAAGGGATACTAAAAAATCACCTCTAAGCCTAGAAGAGATAAAAGAGATTCCAAACTTTTTACAAAAGCCTGATCAAATACTTTATGACAATAATGATCCAGCAGTTTTATATATCTATAACCAAGATGATAAAGTAAATAAAATAGTTGTAAGAGTAAATTATACTTATAAAAAAGATACATACAATCTTATAACAACAGCTACAAAAGTAAATGAAATAGATATAAAAAAAGATTTAGATAGTGGAAACTATGAAAAGATTAAATAAGGCAGATGGTAGGCTTTGCAACCATACGACACGATGACAAGAGTCATCCGCTCTACTACTGAGACTTACATCTGCCCTTTTAAGGAATTATAACATGAATACTACAAATATTCAAGAGGTAGGAAACTTTTTAGAAAGTATAATTGATAGAACAAATAACATGAAACCTATAATGCATACTATTGGAGAAAAGGTTACATCTAAAAGTATGGAGGCATTTGAAAAAGAAAGAGACCCTATAAGTGGAATACCTTGGTCTCCTGTTAGTTCTGATACAACTCTAACTCAAGCTGGAGGCAAAAAAAGAGCTAAAACAAAAAAAGGTAAGCAAAGAGTAGCAGATAAAAGAATACTTAGAGATACAGGGGATTTACAAAGTTCTATTGATTATACAGCTACAAAAGATAGTACAGAGATTGTAGCAGCTAAAGAGTATGCAGCAACTCACTTCTTTGGAGATGATAAAAGAAATATAAAACAAAGAAGATATATGCCATTTACAGATGAGTTGGATTTAGATACTAAAACAACAAATGAGATTTTAGAAGATATAGGGAATTTTATAATAGATGATTAAAAAAGCTTTGCTTGTTTAGGTTTTGAGTCTCTTATGATTCTATAGATAGTATTCATGCTTACATTGTATTTTGTAGCTAGAGCTGCGTGATTGTATCCATTAAACTCAGCTATCACCTTCTTTTCATAATTAGGCATAACTTTAGGGATGTATATAGAAAAACCTCCAAACTTTTTATATAACTGCTCCAATGGAGTACCACTATTTACCTCTTTAGCTATATCTTCAATAGTAAACATCAATCCCCCTTTATATAAATTTTCTTGAAATTATAACAGATTAGTTTACATATTGCAAGATATAGTATAAATAGTATTGCTATTAAATGTTTATTTTATATTTTATTGCATATTGTTATTAAAGTTTTTCCAAACATTCACAGATCTCATCAATAGTAGAACCTGCTATATAATGATCTATGGAAAGCTTATATATTTCTCTAAGACTTTTATGCTCATAATTAGTTTTAGGAGGATTTAAACACTCTTTTTTAGTAGGTATAGAAAGCTTTACTTTTTTAGTAGTTGGTACTTTTAGATATCCTGCTAATAAATAATCTAAATCAACAGTTTGTCCTTGAACTTCCCCATTTATAAGATAATTAACCTTTACATCCATAATATATCCTTTTGTTAATTCTATCTCATATATTCTAAAGCCAAAATAATACTTTGAGCTTCATCTATTTTAAAATCATCTATCCTAGAAGCTTCATATCCAGCTATTTTACAAGCTAGTTTCATCAAAGCCTCTTCACTTTCATCTCTAGCTTTTTCCTTCCATAAAACTCTTATTTTCCTTTTTTGTGCATCAGTTATTAAAGTTACTCTATCTTTATCACGTTTTAGCATAGGAATATCACTAACATTTCTTTTACAAAAATCTAACAAAAGTTTTAACCGATCTATTGATAACTTCTTTGTACTATCAACTCCAAACCTAGAGTTCATAAACTCCCGTCTCTCTTCATCATCATTAAATACATTGCCTTTGTTTATCTGTATTAGTTTGATAAGCTGCTTTTTATATTCTGCTTGTGTCATTCAATTATCCCCCCTTTAATTAACTATTTTTTTTATATAAAATCCCAAATAAACAAGGAGACCATATGAACTTTAAAGATTTAAAAAAATTAGTTTTACTACTCATTGAGCTATTGAAGTTGTACAATGATTAATTCTATGTAACCCTTACAACTCTTACAACTCCCAACCTTTAGGGCTTTATTTATGGTTGTTGTAGTGGTTGTAGTGGTTTCAAGTGATTAATTGATAAGTGATAGGTCTACCTCTTTTCTCTTGGTTTTTAGTCCAAAACTTATCCACATATTTTTCAAGTGTATCACGTGCAGTTTTATCTGTTTTTTCGTGTCCAGTAGCTTTTAATAATTCTGTTTGACTTATTCCCTCTTTTGAATCCTTAAGAGCTGATTTTGCTTTTCTTACAAACTCTTCCTCATAAGTAGACATAGTAGAATATACTTCATCTAGTTTTTGAAGTATCAGTGATTTTGTATTGACAGACAAACCAATATCTTTTACTAAACTCCTTGCATGGGTTACAGTGAGCATAAAATGAAGATTGTTTTCATCTCTAGCTTTTTGAGTAAGCTCATATACATTATCAGGAGAGTTTATAAATACTTGAACCCCTGATATAGTAGAACCAGATTTTGTAGCATGATGCATGATGATTACAGTAGCTCCTGCATCTCTCATCTTCATAACTATCTTCATAAACTCTTCAGATTGACTCTTACTATCTGTATCCACATAATCCTTTGTAGTCTCAAGGAAAAATACTATCCCCTCAAAGTTTCCTACTGTAGCCTCTTTAGATATCTCTCTTAAATGTTCCATTGGTGTACATCTAAGCTTCGAATTACTAACATATTCAATTTTTGGATGAGTTATAAGTGTTTGATTTACAGCTCTATCTTTTAAAGTATTTAAAGAATTATCCATATCAAGATAGATTACTTCTTTTACAGATTCATGTTTTGCAATAAGAGTAGCCAATCCATAACCAAGCCAAGTCTTACCCTGTTTAGGTGGAGAATAAATCAATGTAACAGAATTAGAATATAAAAAATCTTCTATAAATGCTACATTTTCATCCATGTTAAAATCATCAGGAGATAAAACAACCCCTTTTAAAAAATTAAAACTCATTTACTTACTCCTCCATAAGTAGCTTTAGTTTCATATAAACTATTATCTAACCACTGTTTTAAATTCTGTGCCTTTTCAGGCTCTTTTTTCTCTAATATCTCTATCATCTCATCAAAGGGATGTTTACTCTTAAGCTGAACAAATAAGACCTTTAAAAGCCATTTATTTAGCTTATCTTTATCCTCTGTTGTAACTTGCTTTAAGAAGTAGTCATAAAACTGCTGAAATTCATTAAAATGCCTTACATGAACCACCATTTTTTGATAAGCTTCATCCATTTTATTGTCACCTGTTTGTGGGGTTAACATTTTATTCCTTTTATAATTTTCAAATAAATACAATATCTTTATCAATATCACATCTTAACCATCTCTTAATATGCTTTCCAGAGATAGGTTTATCAAGTCTAAATTCTAAATCATGGGTATAATCAATATAGAAACTAAAATGCTTTAATCTTCGATATATTTCTTTATGTTTTTTCCACCAATAACCATACCTCGCACCATATTTAACTATTTCATGTTTTCTTTTATATACATTAAATTCAAATTTATTCATTCATCCACCCTCCACAGTTCCACAAACTTTACACTTATGCACAGCACCTGCATAGTAACTTTCTAACTCAAAATCATGTTTGCAAAGATTTTGCAATCTCTTTTTATGCCTTTCTATTCTCTCAAGCTTTTTTTTATGCTCTTCTATCCCTTTATTGGCATCTTTTTTCATATGCTCTAGCATTATTAAAGCTCTTTGTATTCTTTCCATTAAAGCACCTCTCTTAAACATCTTTGACACCACCACTTGCCATATAGTTTAGTCTTGCCTTCTTTTCCACATTCACATTGTCTATCAAGCTTTTTATATCTTTCAATATTTTTTGCCTCTCTTCTATCAACTCGTTCACAATTATCAGCTATGTATCTATCCATCGCTTCTATATCTTCTTTTGTTGTATCTTCAAACATCATTTACCTTTTCAAATAATCTCAATAAAGCAGCTAAACAGCTGCTCTATGAAACCACTTTATCTATACAAAAACCAGAATCATCAAGTAGCTTTTCATCAAATTTATATTTATCACAATCTATATCTATATATTCGATACCTAGTTTTTGATTTGGCTTTGTTACAATTTTATTATCAAAAGAACATCTTGCAATAGTGGGTTCATCAATACCAACATCATCAAATGAAGTATGAATGCAGGTACCACAATCTTTATAAACCTCAATTACTACTTTATGTGTTTTCATCTAACTTGCCTTCTCACAACAAATCTCATCAAGTAAGCTTTCTTTAGTATCTTTTGATAAAGTTTGAGTATAGTTCCTACCTTTTTCAAAAGCAGCTCTACCAAACTCAAGTAACTCTTCTCTAGTCAAAGTATAAGTTTCATTTTGTGTAGTTGATCCTGGAACAATATCTTTTTTAACCTCTTTTGGTACCACTTTTTTTTGTTCTACTTTTTCAGTTTTTTTAATTACTTTTTTTGGTCTACTTTTAGTTTGATTCTGTTGCCTCTTCTTTTGATTTTCTTTTTTACAATCTTTACACCAAGCCTCATGTCCTCTTTCACTTTTATTTTTATAAAAATCTACAACACTCTTTTCCTTATTACATTTTGTACATACAAAAGTATTTTTATTCTCCATATTTGCCTCTCCCCATATCTCATTTAATTTTTCATTAACTGCTTTTGAATCCCTCTTCCTTCTTTTTTCAGGAAAACCATATTCGATATTACTTTCATTTCTTGGTATTACTGGTCTACTATGCTCAAGAGTTTTTTTCCAATCTTCAAAAAGTGCAGGAGTTCTACCTGCTGCATATTCTGAAACTTTATAATCTTGATACATCTGATTTTCAAGACCTTTTAACATCGCACCTTTTGGTATATCACCACCCATTCAATCTCCTTTCAAATAATCTCAATAGAGCCTACTTAGATAAGTAGGACTCTCAAAAACTATTTTTTTTCTTTATATACTCCTCTCCATCAAAGAAATAAAAATGCTTCTTACACTTTCGACAGATACTTATATTTAGCTCTACATCAGATTGATCTAAATAATCTGCATCTTCATCTGTTAAATCTTCTTTAACCCCATTTTCATAAGGTTCACTATCAGGTTGTAACATTAAAAGAATACTGTCTGCTGTAATAAACTTATCACTTCCACAATCGCAGTATTTGTTCATAAAGTCTCCTCATTGTTCATTTTTCACTATTCATTATTCATTAGCTCTAAAGCCACCACCTTATTAAATTAATCGTTACCATGTTTATTGTCCTTTCATGATTTTAAAAATACTGCCTCGAAAGTGATAATCCCATGTTCAAAACCTTTTTTTAGTTTTACCTTTGTTCCAGTCTCCATATTAGCTCCCTTCTACATAATCCTGACTATCTAACCAATCAACTGCATCATTCAAAACCTTATCAATATCAGTTCCTGTAAAATCTTTGTCTCCATCTAAGACAAGTCGATATTGACCTTTCTTAAACTGCAAATCAAAATTCTTACAATCAGCCTCAAGAATCTTTAATAGTTGTTCGAGCATTGCTACCCCCTGCATAGTCTTGAAAACCTTCAGATATTCCATCTTGAATCATCTCTTGAGTCAAACTAACATCAGCATTCAAGTAATACTCTTGTCTTAAAACTCTTTTGATATTAGCTCCACATCCATCACAATAAGGATCATCTAAGGGATGTGGTTCACGCAAATCTTCAGAACCACAATAAGGACAAAAGTTAGGCATCATCAAATCAGAAGCCTCTTTTTTATTTGAATCCATTATTTCAACTTCAGGAAGCTCATCATACTTTTGAGCCTTATTTATAGCCTCTTGAACTGCACCATCTTGAAAATGTAGACTCAAAACTTTTCCAGTTACAGTTATATCCTTACCACTATCTGCATCCATAAACTGACCACTACCAAGCTTTTCTACTCTTAAAATTAATTCCATACTAACCCCACAAACTCATCTAAAGGTTCAAGATTAATACATTTTTGAACATATCTTTTTATATCAATACCTGGGCAATGTGGTTTTTCTTTACTCAAATCCGCATGTGCGTAAATCTTGTCTGGTATAAGCCCATGATGTTCTATAAGATAAAGGATTACTCTACGACCAGCTTCTAGCTGACTTATAGTAAATGTTCCACTTTTTCCAATCCAACATACAGCTTCTAGGTCATTAAAACCTCTTTGTGCTGCTGCTTCTTTATCAATGTCTCGTCCCCATTCAATAGCACCATCCATAAAAGACATATAAGTATCATTTTCAACTTGTCCATTACAAATAACCATTGTATAGCCTATATCCGACCATCCTCTTTCATTTACGTGCCACCCTTTAATAAGAGTGGCACTACCAAAACTGCTATCGCTACAATGAAACACTAATCCTTTTATTTTTTTACCCATTTGTCATCTCCTCCAAATCTTTTACTTTATTTTTTAAAATAGTTATAAACTCATCAGGAGTTAAACCTTTATCAAATTCTTCTCTGTTTTTACTCATCTCAAGCTCCAGCGATATTTAAAGGAACAATATTCCATGCATCTTCAATACTTTTTCTAGTGTAAAATCTAATATAAGATTTACTAGAAACAATCTCCGTTGCATCATCAATAATCTTCATAGCTTCTATCCATTTAGGATGATCTATGTCGTAAGTCTTAAGCTGTAAAATCTTTTTAGGACTAACATCCCCTTTCTTATCCACATCAAAAGCCTTTGTAATTAAAGTTTTGATTGCAGCTGGACTATGCTTTGTCAACTCATGTAAACATTCATCAAGTTTTGCTTTTGCAATTTGAAGTTTTTCATCAAAAGCAATTCTATCAGCTACACTTATCTCTACCTTTGCAGTTCCTGAATAATTTTCTAAAGAAATATTCCCTTTTTTAGACCGCTCTTTAGCGTCTATCTTGTACTCTTCCAAAAGTTTTTGAAAATACTCTTCAACTCTCTGCATAGATGTTTGTCTAAAAGAGAAAATAGTCTCACTAACTGCACCTGCACTTTGAATTAAATCTTCAACCAAACTATCTTTTAATTTATCTGAAGCTGGAACATTGTTTTGATGCACCGTTTCACCTTTTTTGTTAATCCAAAAGTTTCCTTCTTTATTTGCCATATAATCTCCTTGTAATAAATTTTGAGTACTCAATAAAGCAGCTTTAAAATAAGCTGCTCTATGAATGCTCTTTAGTAAAACTTCCTAAATATTTAGCATTTGGTTTCATAACTTCATCATCAAAAACTTTCAACCTATGTTGTTCTATAACTTCCAGTTCTAATTGCTTTGCCATATCCTTACAGAATCTTTTAGCTTCCTCTTTTGTCAAATAAACATACTGACCACCTTTTAAGATAGTAAATCCAGCTACATCACCATCCTCTTGCCCTTTATCTACTGCCATAATTGCCTTACTCATCCTCTCAACCTTTCATCAAATTCATATTTTGTATCATCACCCCTTTTCACAACCCACCTTGCAAACTCATTTAAAGCAACACCTAAAACCATAAAAACCATTGCTGCAATCACAACAAAAAAACTATCTAAATACATCCTAACTCCTTTACTCAATCATTTGTACGATTTCTCTAAATATCTCTTCATTGTCCATTTGAACACCATTGTTATCAACTAAATCTTTCATCTCATTTAAAACTTCTACACAAAGTCCCAATTGACCTTTAAAATGTTGTTTTAAGATATCTGTAAAAAGTTGTGTATTTTCAAACTCATATGAAGTTACAAGTGTTAGAAGCTCTCTATCATCTAAATTTCGCATATAAACTTTTCTACATCTTCTATTCAATTCAGGTTGTTTATAAAGTACATCATTTATATCTTCATATGTTCCAGCCCAAACCATCGCCATATTTGATTTATCATGTAAACTTCTTAACCATTCTAAGCTTCCACCAGAAAGTTTGTTTGCTTCATCAAGGATTAGTATTTTTCCTCTAACTTTTG